TCCTTCGCGCGCGTAACAGTGTCTGAAAATTCATCATTATCTTCAGCCCATTTGTAAATCGTAGACCTTGCAACGTTTAAATGCCTAGCAACCTGAACAATGCTTTTTCCCTTATCCATTAAATCAAGGACAAGTTCGTTTACGTCTTTTGTGTATTTGGTGGGTCGTCCTATTGGTTTTGACATAACTAGACCTTAAACGGGCCTCAATTGCCCGAAATAGCTAAAAATAAGTGCATTTTATTGCGATTTATATTGTATCTTTAATGTATTTTCGGTACACTAAACGTATACAAAGAAAAGGATAAAAAGATTATGAAACAGTTACCAGACCACCCTATTCAATGCCCAGATGATTTAGATCATCTTTCTAGCTTTAACGCTTATTTATTTGAGAATAACCCAGCAAATGAGCCTTGCGATGATTGGAGCGTGGATTCTAATAATCTTCCCCCCGTTTCACCTACTGAAGTTGCCGAAATGCAACATGAAGTAGAAACGCGTTTAAACCGTGAAGCTGACATTCAACGCACCTTAAACCGATACGAAAAATTATGGGGGTCTAAATAATGGACGCTTTAGCTATTGCCTTATCTTTCAGTTTTTTAATTATGGCGGCTTTATCGTCGCTTATTCATCTAGTAAACAAATACTTTAAAGGGGAACAATAATGCAAAAACCAACAATCACTAACATCAAGCAATCGGGCGTATTAGGCGAGTATTTTTTTAGCCGCGACACATTGCGCTTTTTTGGTCAAACCATGTCTAGTTTTAAGACTGATTGGCACGATAAAGATCAAGGCATTTTAAGATTATACGCGCCTGTAATAGACCATAGAGGGGACAGAATGGGCACTACAGAACGATTCTTAAAGATTAAAACCACCGACAAATTTTGTTATCAAGTAGCATACGAGGTGCAGTTATGAACGCGGTAAAAATAATATTTAAAAACCCTAAATACAATTACACAACATCAGTCAGCGCCCAATCAACAGAGCAAAGCTGTAACGCTTATTTTGTTGGTGAAGCGTTTAATATGGGGCAATACCCTAAAGATGATTATCAGCGATGCATAAGCATTGAGTTTATAAACCATAATGAGGTGATAGCATGACTGTTCAGCACCTACCAATGCCTGTAATTGATAACTTTTTAAACGGTGATCCTTGCGCCATTGGCCCGTTTCGATCTGATGGCGAATACCTCTATTTAAATAATGACGCGATAGCATACCGCGACAAATCGGGCAAAGTTTTTAGAATGCAGCAACCTTCAGCAACACCACCAGAAATAGACCACGGGGCAGAGTTTTTAAAGGCTTTGTGTATTGCGCTGCCATTTGTCGGGCTTTTCTTTTGGTTTCTTTTTTCTCAATTTGGGGGGGCTTAGTAATGATTAAATCTTGGATTAAATCGCTGCACTCTTTTGCTTTAAGTTTAAGCTGGTCTTTTATCTTTACCTGGTTAGCTGCGACAACGGCTTACCTAATCACTGTAAATCTTTTTTAAAGGGGTCAATTATGAATATTAACGTTAAAGAAAAGCCAGATTATTTGGCAACGGTTGAAACGCAATTAAATAATATAGCCTGGCATTTACAAGTGTGTAGAGAATCCGACTGCGCGCCAGTTGATGCCGTTATAAAAATGCATATAAAACACGCGCACTACGCCCTAATGCAGCACGAAAACCAATAAGAGCCAAATTTAAATCATAGCAGCCCCTTTATTGGGGCTTTTTGGGTGCAAACACTTAATTTTTAAAGGGGAATAAAATGCAAATTGAATTAAACCAATATCAGGTTATGGACGCAATCGAAGAATATTTGTCAAAAAAATTTGGCTTCAATGTTGATTTATATAACACCTGCACAGAAACCACGGTTAATTATGTAAAAAAAACGCGAGTATACAAAAAACACAAAAACGGTAAGCCCGTTATGAATGCTCATGGCTATCCAGAAATTGACCACGCTAACGAAATCAGAGAAGATGCCCACATTCTATGGGGTGAATGTGATTCAATTTCGCTATATTTAGAGGGTAATTAAACATGAAACCATCAAACGAGTATGACGCGCTGGTTTTAGCCCTTAAACTGGCAATTACTGCGCCAGATGATGCAAAAGCTACGCAATGCGTCGAAATGGCGGAACAAATAGCCGCGAATATGTCAGAAATAGAGGTTGAACGCGCAAAAAAGCAAGCAAGTAAAGAGGCCAGTAATGATTGAAACCGTAACCCCTAATGCTGAGATCAGGGACGCTGCGCGCGATCTTATAGCCTCTCTAAAGGCTGATGGCTGCACAGATTCACATTTTCTGGCAGAACTTCAAAAACTAGCAGACGGGCAACCCATGCCAAAAAAAACAAAAGGCGATTAAATGGAAAATGAATTTATAAGGCTTGCGCGTTTTAAATTGCGCCTGACCCAAGAAGAACTAGCAAACCAATTGGGTTGCACAAAACAAACGATACATTTTGCAGAATCAGGCAAACGGGACGCAAAAATTACGCTATTACTAGCGATTGAATGCCTATTGAGGCGCGCGGACAAATGGCCTATAAATTAGGCTTTTTTGGCCTTTTTTTGTGTCTACCTCGATCTAGTGGCAAATTTTGCCTTTTTTCGTACCCACCTCGATCTAGTGGCAATCTTTCGTGCCTGTAAACTACCTCGATCTATTAAAGCACCTCGATCTAGTGGCAACCTCGATCTATGAAATTACTTGCGCTTAATTACATCTTGAACGGTTTTGCTTTCAAATATACGAATGCCTAACCAAATAATTGTAAAAAGACTTGCTGTTGGCGGCAACCAAGCAGCTAACGACATTACACCAGTGCTTGCAGCGGCTATATCAATCAAATCTTTGTCCTGATTATCCAACATAAGGCTCACCAAAATCTAAGGAGTCTGTATCAAACAGAATCGCCTCACACCTCCGTCTACGAGTCAGCCCTGCTAGGACTTTACCGCTTGCCTTGTCCCATCTTACGATTTGCTCAGATACTTTGTCGTACTTACCTTCGTTTAACACTTTTAATAACGTACTTGATCTTAAATTTCCACACCCTAAATTAAACGTCCATGACAAAATCGCATCCCATTGATGCTGATTTAGTTCGACAGTCACAAGGCTTTCAACCTGAGATTCTATTTCTTCAATATCTTGTACAAGCAATTCATCTGCTTTTTCTTGAGAAATCTCACCGTTTTCGATCACATTTCTTGTGTGACCCCAACCCCAGGTTAAAACACCCCCAGCGCATTCGTAGGCTTTAAGTTCACAGCCCTCAAAATGCTTAATCAGGTCTAAACCTGCTGCGGAAGTTTTCATTACCTTATGCCTGTGTTGTAGTTTGGCAGACCCACGACATATAAGGGGATTTTGTCGCTTCAATCGGTCTGCACAGGTCACTCTTGTAAAAAGAGCCGCCTAAAAACAAAAAAACCGCCAATGAAGGCGGTCTTAAAGAGGAGGTCAGCCGAAAAATTTAGAAAACGGCTATGCTACAAATTAAATCATATTTTTGATTGACTGTCAATACATACAGTGGTTATTTATACAGTTATTACCTCAATCTATTAAATATTATGTGGTTGATTGTTTCATCTCTTTCAGAATGTTTACTTTGCAATAATGCAAACCGTTTTTTCCATACTTTTCTTGATTGAAATAACGTTACACCTAATATTTTAGCCAAATTTCTTTCGCTTACTGTTCGATTGCCAAGTCCGTTACAAGCGCCACAAATTTCAACTTTTGACATTAGTTTTATTTCGCCAACCCCTTTACATCGGTTGCACTTATAGGGGTTTATAGCCACTTCTAAGGCCGCAAGCGCAAGAACCGCAACCGTTCTATTAGTTTCCTCTTTATTGAGCTTAAAACCGCACTGAATGGCCTCTTTTACGGCAAGTGCGTTCAACTCTGCCCTACTGTTGTTGTCTAAGGCAAACTTGCTCAAACTATACAGATACGTCAACCTATCAAGACCTGTTAAGCAAGCCGCTATATCTTGCGATGTCAGCCTACCTAGC